CTTCAATCGCTTCAATTTCTTTTAATTTTTCCCTTGTCTCTTTACCTATAATTTTATTTAAAAGATAATAAGATGGAAAAATATAAGGGTCTAATTTTTCTTCTACTCCACCTGGTAAACTACCAAGTTTTTCTTCTGCTTCAACGGCTGGCCTAACAATTATTATTTTTTCATAAAAATTTGTTTCATCTAACAATAAATCAACAGCTGCTTTCATTGCGATATAACTTTTACCTACACCTGCGGGTCCGGAACAAATTGTTATCTGATTGTTGTTAAGAATATCGTAATATTTTCTTTGACCCTCTGATAAAAATTTTTCTTTAGTTTTCTTTTTAACCAACGAACAAATTAATTGTTTTTTAGTTTTTTTATCAACTTTGTCACCTGTAACATCAGATGTTGGTTTTGGTTTAATTCCTTTTGTAGGTTTTTGCATTTTTAGTTTTTATTTGATTTATAGTAGTATAGTATTATAAACTTATTCTTATCACATATCTCTCTAATAAGTTCTTGGTCGGTTCTTTCTGTTATAAATTTCATTATAATTTGATTTTATATCCTTCAGGCGTCGTACCTGATTTATAAAATTTAAGTCTATTATTATAAAATAAACATAACTCATGGAATTGAATACCAAGTTTATTGTCATCAATCACATTAATATAATACCCCTCCTTAAGTAAATCAAGACAAAGATTCCATTGTTGTGAATTCATTAAATTTTCAGTCCCTTTTTTAAACCCAATATATTCAACAACAAAAGGGGTTTCTTTATTCGGATTTTGAGATATGTAATGTTCTTTTAAGAATTTTAAATGATTTTCATTACTATTTTTAATCGATGATATTAATGTATCATCGATTTCATATTTTTTTATAAATTCAGTTAGTGTTTTAGAATCTCTTGGGAGATTAAGTCCTCCATATCCGAACCCATATTTAAGTGATTTTGAACCAATCCTCGAATCTCCCCCAATAGCATTTAATATCACACCACATTCTTCTTTTAATCCGGATTTAATAAATAAATCACCTAACATATTAACGAAACTAATTTTCATAGACAAATATGCATTTATTGATAATTTAGAAATCTCTGCCGCTTTAGAAGACATTGTATGAACATTAAGTCCGTTTGGTTGAATTTTACTAAACAAATAAATTAAATGATTCGAGAGTTCTTGGTGTTCAGTCCCAATTATTATAATGTCAGAACTATAATACCCGTTAATTATATTACCTTCAGATGACATTGTTGGGCAATACCCAACTTCTATATTGAACATATGTAATTTTTCTTGAATCTGTTCTGTTTCACCAGGATTCATTGTTGACCCAATTATGAATTTTTTATTATGAATCGGTATATCTAATTGTGACGCTGTGAAAAAATGATTTGACACCTCAAAAACTTTTGTAGTATCATTTCCACCATCAATGGTTGGTATTGTGTCGACGAATGTAAATATAAAATCACATCTCTCTATTAATTCAATAACATTTGTAGTTCCGGAAAACTCATATGAGTCGAATAACATTTTTTGAATTAATGGTTCGGTTGTGTTGTATATTTCTTGATTCAGATTCGAAATAACGTCTTCATTTTCATCATAAATCGTGACATCGTATCCAGCTTTTTCACATATTAATGAAAAGGCAACTCCTAACGTGTTTGCCCCAATAACTCCAATTTTCATATTATAATATATTTTTGTTTTATTTATTTAGTAACATTTGATGAGTAATACTTTTCTTTATTTATTATAACCCCACCACGGTTTTGTGTGTAACTCTATTCTCATTTTTTTTTAATTAATAATTTGAATTTTATCTTTTAAATGATTAAAATGTTTAATTATGAATGGTAATAAATTATTGTGGTAATCTGACATTAATTTTTTTATATTATCTTCATCTTCATTTCTTGTACTGCTTTCATAGTGATACGCAACTATATTTCCGTCATACACATTAGAGTAGCCTAACAAGTTAGTTTTTAAATTTAATTCAACATCTTCAAAACAATTGATGTAATTTTCGTTAAAATATCCGGATTGTTCAAATACTATCTTTTTTATCATTAATAACGCTCCGGTACTTCCGAGAATAGTTTTCTTACTAATCGAATCACCATAGTAACTACCTAAATTATTATGGGTGACACCTAAAATATTATTACCATTAATTAACATTGTAATACCTCCATGTTGTATTGTATTATCTTTAAAGTGAAGTCTAGCACCTACGGTCCCAACTTTTTTATTTTCTTTGAAGATTTTTAACATTCCGTAAATCGCATTATTACAAACCTTAATATCATTATTACAAAATAAAATGAACTCATGAGAGTCAGTTAAATGATTTTTAACGACATCATTATTTATTTTCGCAAAATTGTAATAATCATATTCAATTAACTTTATGTTTTGTTTAAATGAAATAAAATTTTTAATTTCATTTTTTTCTTCTTCTGATGAACCAGTGTCTGATATGAATATTTCAAATAAATTTTCGTTACAATGTTCGTAAAATGATTCGATACAAGGTAATAATAAATCTAATTTACTTTTGGTCGGAATAATAATGGCAACTTTACCAATATTTTTAATTGGTTTTTCTTTAATTTCGGGGACATATATTTTTTCAGGTTTCAAATCTAAGGGTAATTTTTTTCCCCACTTTAAAATAAATTTATCTTTTGATTCAAAAAATTCTTGATTCGGTTGTCCTACGGATTCATGAGTAATTTCAAATGATGAGGTTACACCAATTTTAACACCGTCTAAATAATTTGGTATACAAAATAAATGGTCATAAAAGTGAAATTTACCAATTGTTTCATCAAATTGGTTCTTAACTTTTAATTTATTAAACGATATAAATAATCCATCAATAGTTACGACAGGGATTAAATACGGTAATTTTGATGAATAAGTATTTAACCATTTTTTCCGACCTTCAGGGTGATGATAAACTTGACCAACCATTGTCTGACGCATTTTTTCCCAATAAATTCCGGATTCCGGAAAATAACAAGAACCAGCTTTACCTATAATCCCATAATCAGGATTTTTATCAAAATCATTAAGTAATTTTTTACCCCAACCATTTTCAAGTTTTATATCGTTATGACAACATACAATGATGTCGTTTTCTGATTCGGATATACCTCTATTGTATAATTCAGATAAACTATATTGATTGTGATTAATGTATTCTAATATTTGAATATCTTTTAGCCCGGAACTTTGTAACAAATGTTGTCTAAATTTGTTATTATAAATTTCGTCTTTATGTGTTGAGTAAATTATTGTTATCATATAAAAAGTTCATTGCTGTTAAGTCTTCAATTTCATTGAAATTATTGTCGTTAAAATCGGAAATGTCTCTATGTGTTCCATTGTCGGCCCTACCCCTATTTAATTTCTCGATAAACTCATCTTTTGTTTTACAAAAATAATGATTTATTTGTGCGACATCTATAGGTCCATTATAATTAAATGGTGAATTGTCAATTCTTTTATAATTGGTATCAACACATTTACCACTATGGTTATGTACCGACATATATCCAGCATTTTTTAAATTAATTATTGATTTAATGTGGTGATTTGGTGAATTTTGTCTCATTGTAAAACGATTAATCATTCCGTAGTCGTCACTTTTAGTTAAATTATTGTCACCGAACAAAACCCAATTAACCCCAATAGAATCATTGTCTTTGTAGTCCTCAATAAATTCGTGAATTGTTTTATGTTTTTTTAATACCAAAAACTCATCAACATCTAAAAACGCTGCCCAATCATAACTGTTTTTATGTTTTGAAATAAACTCATTATAGACGGGAATTTGTTGTTTAACTCCCACAACAGGGTATTTAGTGACTTTATGATTTTCAATTTTTGAGTCCCAATCATTTTCGTAAATAAAAATATTATCAAACCCTAATTTTAAATGATAATTAATCCATTCCTGAATATAATTATCCTCATTTTTCGCAATACAAACTAACGATATTTTCATAAATTACATTTTTTAGTTGCCAAATTGGTATATCCATTATAAAAAATATTTTTATGGACTTCATATCCCCTTGTATTTAAAAAATTAATAAAAGATTCGTCATCTATGTGAGAAAATTCGTAGTAAATTTGTTTTATAGAAACTTTATTAAAATCAATACTTGATATTATTTTGTCGTCCATACCTTCAACATCAACAAATAAAATATCCAAATCAACCACATTATATTTTTCAAATAACTCATTCAATGTTATTGATTCGTAAACAACCTCTGATATTGGAACACCTAAACCATGATTTTCAATGTTTTCTTTTTTTAAACTGCTTAAATGTTTATGAATACAAGTATAAAAAATTTCAGATTTTTTACTTTCGTCTAAATTTATAATTTTATTTTCAATATTAAAATTATAATCTTGATATATATTTTTAATACTACTATTAAAAATTTCTTGAGGTTCAACTAAAACCAAAAGTTCAATGTCCGATGGTTTATACGACATAACTATTTTTGTTAAATCATCCTGGCCATCATTTGTTCCTAACTGTATTATTTTCATGATTGTTTTAAATTAAACCTGTTGACCCAAATCCGTTATTTCCTCGTTCCCCTTCAGTTATTGAATCAACTTGAATTAAGTTGACATATTTTCCATTAACCACTGGACATAAAACTGCTTGAGCGATTTTTGTCCCTTTAGGGATTGATTTTGTTATATTATTTGTGTTGAAGACGATTACTTTAATTTCTCCATTATAACCACAATTGTGTATTAGATGTTTATTACAAAAAAAATTATGATTGTTTTTTACTGTTATATCATAAGTTTGTTTTTCCGTTTTGGTGATTTTTTTAATTTTACTTGTTTTCATATATGAATTTTTTTAAATCGTCGACTGAATAAAATAGTTTATAGTTTGGGTATTGTTTTAATGTATATTTTTGTTTAATTAAAACTTCTTCGGTTTCCCATCCCTTCATTTCAATAATAAATTTATTACCATTTTCTAATTCAACATAGAAATCAGGAATATAGTATCTATTCATATTATTATAATAATATTTGATTCTTATTCCGTGTTTATTTGTCCATGTTTTAACATAATCTA